ATCTTGACGGTAATGGATATGGAGTAGTTCAGAACTATACTGATACTGTAGAAACTACAACTCCAGTTACTACAACTACCACAACTACAACTCCAGTTACAACCACCACATATTCTGATGGTTCTACAACCACATCAAATGGAACGCCAGTTGTAACTAGTTCAACGTCTAATGGACCTTCTACATCGCAAGTAACGGCAACAGTTCTAAACTATACATCAACGATTGCTCCTTCCGTTTCTTCTGCGATTGCCGCTTCTCAAACACTTCCAGCAGTTACAACCAAAGTATATAATTTTGAAGCAAGTGAATCTAGTGGAAAACAACAAATCAAAAAACAAACGGTGACAACTGTAACCACTCCAATGGTTACTACCACAACTACAACTCCAGTTACCACAACTGTTTATGCTGATGGAACAACAACCGTAATTGACGGAACTCCATCATATTCTTATGCTTATTCTAATGATGTTGCAGTATCAGATTCTTATGATTTTTACTTTGGTAGAGTGGATCAGTTAGAAGTTCTTGATGGAATTAATGATGGTATTAATGGACTTTTGAATCATGAACCAACCGCAGGTAATCAAAGATTAAGAGTATTTGAGAATAACAGATTTGTTCAGTCTTATAATGCTGATGGTTATAATGCTGATTCTAAAATCTTCGGTGGTGGGTTTGAGTTTGATGTAACCAAAGGTTGGACTCTTGGTGCTCAGTATAATAGAGTTAACATAAACCTCAATGGTGTTGACTCAAAGACACAACAGAACAAAGATCACTTCGGAGTATTCAGTGAAATAAGAGGCAATACACTCACTCTGAATACAAATGCTGCGATTGCGAACAGCAACTATAAGTACAATAGAAATGTGGAAGGTGTCTTTAATAATGCTGGTGAAACAACTGGTTCTGAGTGGTGGGTTTCTAATCGTTTATACTGGCATCTTCATAAGGCAGTAAAACCATTTGTTGGATATACTGTTCAGAATGTAAAGAGAAACGCATACACCGAAACTGGTTCTTCAGAATCTGCTAGAAGTGTCGATGAGTTTAATCAGACTACACATGTTGGTGAAGCAGGTCTCAAACTGGAAACTCGTTTTGGTGGTAAGAAGAAGGATCTGTTTGGAGTCAGTGTAGAAGGTGCTTATGGTACTGATAACTCTTATGGGATTGCTGCAGAAGTAGATTATAAAGAGATGTTAATTGTTGAAGCATCTCATGGTGTGAACAATGGAGTTACCAACAATTCTATTGCTGGTAAAGTCAAATTTAGGTTTTAAAAACCTAAATAAGTGAGACTTCATCACACAGACTGATGGGAAACACAAAGGAAAAAGCTATGGGACAAGTGATTCGTATTGCGATTTTGAGTTGGTCTGCCGCTCTTCTGACCGCTAGTTATGCTGGTATGTTATCTAAAATGGATCCTACCTTTATTGCTACGGTCTTCACAGCATCTGCCGCCACTTTTGGTATTAATACAATGAAGAAAGGTGGGGAAGATGAAGAGAAAAAAGAAGAGCCACGTAGAGAAGAAGTTGTAGAAGCTCCTCCCGAACCACCTGCTCCTGAAGCAGTAGCACCATCTCTTGAAGAAAGAGTTGAAGCATTGGAAGAAGGACAAGTTCAACCACGCACAGGAGCTTGATGGCTAAGTCATCTAACAAAGGAAAAAAAGGTTCTGCAAATAATAAAAAACAGAACCAAGGAAATGCAACTGCGAATAAAGCAAAAAACGGTGGCAAGAAAAAATGAGGTATTATGCCAAGAGAATGGAATACTCCTATTCGGGAGCCTTGGAATCCTGTAATTAAGAAGTGTCTTGATGCTGTTGATGAACACATCAAGAACTATGTCAAAACTGAAGACAGCTGGCATTTATCACAAGCAGAAATATTAAGAAAATATGTAAAAAATTTGAAGGTTTGGATACATCAACAAGAGGGGCGAGGATGAAAAAACTCCTTACAGCATTTGGTTTATCATTAACTTTAACATTTCCAGCTGTTGCTAGTTCTTTAGAAAAAAAACAGCCAACAGTTCCAGCATATAGTCTTGCTGCAATGGGCTGTATGATACTTAGAGAATGTACAAATGGAGTAGAACAACTTACTCCAGACTCTACGTTTTTATCTGGTAAAGAATTTGATAACTTTAGAACTGAAATTAAATCTATTTTAGTAACACTCAATAAATTAAACGTTCCTGTTTACGTTGCTCCTAGTAGGTATTTTACTCCAAGAACAGTTGGGCTTTATAAGCCAGATTATAATCGGTTCTTTATCAACGAAGAACTTCTAAAAGATCCTAGAGAGTTTCTGGGAACTTTACGGCATGAAGGGTGGCATGTTGTACAAGACTGTATGGGAGGTGGATTAAAAACTTCCTTTATGGCACAAGTTCATCAGGACTCAGAGATTCCTGCTTGGGTCATGAAGATGACTAAACTATCTTATGAATCTATGGGTCAGAGTCGTGCCGTGCCTTGGGAAGCAGATGCTAATTGGGCAGAAGAACAGTCTGGTCAAACTGCAAGGCATTTAGAAATGTGTGTTAAAGCTCCTTTGTGGGAACAGATTCGTCCAACACCTATGACAATGGAATGGTTAATTGGTTGTGGATGGATGAAACCACAAGAAGGTTATAAAGAATATACACCAAACAAAAAGTCAAATTATTGTGTAGAAGGTAAATATTAATGTCTGAGTTTCCGTGGGGAGTATTAATTATACTTAGCTGCGGACTTACTTTTGTAGCATACATCATTTACTACATATTAAAGTTAGCATTTGAGGAGATGAAAGATGAAGAACCTAGCACTCATTCTGTCAGCGACAAGTCTGGCGATTAGTGGAGCACTTTGTTATGGTGCTTATGTAACTTATCAAAAAGCACAGAAGATTCTGGACAATCCAGAAGAATTTGTTGGTGCTGTTGTAGAGAAGCAGGTCAACAAAGCATTTGAGAAACTACCTATCCCTAAACTAAATACTGGGAGTATTAAGTTTCCTTTCTGATGTCAAACCAAGATCCATACATATATCGTATCAGAGAAATCCATAAGGTAGTCGATGGAGACACTATTGACGCTGATATTGATTTGGGGTTCGATATTTCTCTTACTAAACGGATTCGCCTCGCTGGGGTTGATACTCCTGAGTCACGTACAACAAATGCGAACGAAAAGAAATACGGACTTGAATCAAAAGAATGGTTGAAGAAGCGTTGTGAGAACGCAAAGGATATTCTTATCAAGACCGAACTTCCAGACTCTACAGAGAAGTATGGTCGTATCATCGGTCATCTGTTTATCAATGGTGAAGAGACTTCATTGAATAACCAGATGATTGCTGAGGGTTATGCTTGGACTTATGATGGTGGAACAAAGGTTAAGAACTTTGCTGAACTGGATGCGAAGCGTAAGAAGTAATCACTTTGAGTGAAACTTCTTATATTGTTCTTTCTTTTGATTCTTCTGTTCTTTCTTCAGTAATTTATTGACTTTCTTAAGAGACTGACTTTTCTCAAAGGCAAAATAAACCTGAAGTTCATATGGGGTAAGATCTCTACTCAAGAGTTTCTTACCCCTTACAAATATTTGTTGAACAATAGGTTTCATCTTACCTACCATCCATTCCACCAAAGATTTGCCAATAAGAGCCGCAGCAACAGAGGCAGTAGCAGTAGTCCCAGCAAGAATAACCTGCTCTTTAGGTGGGATAGGGACTTCTCCGACGATTGGTACTTCAATAACGGGTACTCCTAGATTAGTTTTAGGGGCATCATCGGAAATAATCCGATTATCTTGGGGAGTTTGAACAACTGGAGGCAATTGAGGGGTAGGGGTAGCATCAGGAAGTCCCCTTGTCTTTTCCTGCTTCTCTTCTTCTTGCTTTTTTTGTTCTGCTTTTACTGCAGCGTCAAATTCTTCTTGAGTTGGTACATCAATGATTGGATACTTTATTGCTGGATTTGGATAATTTATAATTGGTACTTCTAATCCTCTTATTAATGGTCTTTCTGCCCCTTGTGTAACAGGAACATCAATAGTTGAAATAATCTCAGGAGAATTAATTCTTACTGATTCTATTGGTCTTATTTCCATTTACAACATCCTGTACTTTGGGATACTTTACTACTATGTCAGAACATATTTTTGCATATGGACTTTCTGGATGGAAATATATCCCCGATTTAATTGCTTCACCACATTTTAGTAGACGTACTAATTCAAAATCTAATCTTGCTTTATCTGCCTCTGCTTGTTGTCTTGCAATTTCAACTCTTGCTCTTGCTTTACAGAGTTCAGTCAAACCTCCATCAAGAGGAAAATTAACTCCCATACTAATACCAGCATTGCCACTATGAGTTTGATATGTTGTCGGATCATTGCCACCATTAAAATTGCCTAAAGCAAATGGTGCGACACTTAATGTCGGCCCTTGACAACTAACCCCTGCTCCGTATGTATTAACTGCGTATGGCCCCTGTAAGACTTGAACCGCTTGGTTTGTAACGTTTCCAGTAGCAGAAGCACTAGGCCCAGCAATATTAGTATTACTAGGAGCTGTTTGAGCCAACACAGGCGATACATATAAACCTACTGCGTAAAGACAGATATAGAATTTGTTGTAGATTTTTGCTCTGTAGTTCGATCTATCCATGTTTCTTTAGCCACTCCAGGTCCAAGATAGGTTTCACTAAACTGGAAAGGAGCACCTTGATTTATGATGGTATAATTTGCTCCAGGAGTCGGAGTAGCAGGAATGTTAATGTTTGTTCCAGTTACAGTGTATGATGTGCCAGTTGTATATTCAACTTGACGTATAGCTTCTACAATCTTTGTAGTTGTTTCTGTTGTTGCAGTAATCGTACCTCTGGTAAAATTAGGCACAACACTTTCAGCATATGCAGGAGTACAAATGACTCCCGCTGCTAAAAACAAAGCGGGAGTTATAAGTCTCATTTGAATACGCTTAATTCAATCGATCTTTGACCAGTAGCAGTAGTACCAGCACCACCAGCAGTTACTGTAGGAACTGATGTGCCTGAAAGAGTACCAGCGAGACTTCCAGCAGCACCAGCAGCAGTAGAGGTAATATTTCCATAAGGTGCAATTGCTCCAGTCGATACAGATGCGGGAGTGGTATCAGCATCGATTAAACTTTCTGAGAAAGTAAATGCTTGACCAGCGGTATTAATTGAATACGTTCCAGCACCACCTACACCACCAAATGTAGATGATTGAATATTTGTTCCTGATACGGAGTATTGTGCTCCGACTCTAATTGCTTGTGAAGCAGCAGCGTCAACCTTAAGTTGTACAGAGTCAGTTATCTTTGATGTAATTTCAGCGGCACTTACGGGAGTAATTAAAAATAACGAAAAGATAAAAGCTAATCTTTTCATTTTTTTATACCAATAGAGGCTAAAGATATTTATTCTATGGAGACCCTTGACAAGAAAAATGATTGCTGCTATACTAAATAGGTCATTACGTTAAAGAATGTAACACTTCTTTAATGTTTGTAACACCCGTTAACCGAGACCTATGGGTGTATAAATTACGTCTCTCATATCCCGCCTGAGGGTGGCGGGAGCATAGTATCACCACCATTTCCCTGATGGTCTTACTACTTTTTTAACAAATGACTGCTACAATCGCTAGACAACAACAATCGAATACTTGGGAACAGTTTTGCCAGTGGGTTACATCAACCGATAACCGTCTTTATGTTGGTTGGTTTGGAGTCCTCATGATTCCTTGCCTGCTTGCTGCTACTATCTGCTTCATCGTTGCCTTCATCGCTGCTCCTCCTGTGGACATCGACGGCATTCGTGAACCCGTTGCTGGTTCACTCATGTATGGAAACAACATCATTTCTGGTGCTGTTGTTCCTTCGTCC